TTTTAGGTAGTTCTGACACAGGTTTGTACGTCACTGTCGTTGAGGTAGTGACCCCGTCTACATCAAACTCAAGCACGTGTGAATCTGCTACAGTCCACCACCTGCGCCACTCCCACGTAACAACTAAAGTTTCCCCTGCAAGAACTGTTATTGTCGTTGGATTACCCAATTCGTCACGCACTAAAGCGCGGGCACATGCCGATGTATTGTTGTTGCCCCAACCTGCTGCGAGTTCGCTGATGTTCCCCGCAGCCAAGCCATTTGCAAATGTCGACCTCGCACGAGTCCACCCAAAGCCACCTTCCTCATCCCAGCCGTATTTAATTGTCCCCCTAAATACCCTCGCAATTGGTGCAATAAGCCCAGTGTCTGTCGGCGACACTGTCTGACTAGATGAGCCAACGCCGACATAGTAGAGTGCATTGGGGGGGCCTCCGGCACCGTATCCTGTAATTAATAAAACAAAACCCTGATCTAGGATCATGTTATCCTGCCACGGGTAGTCAATCACCCCCCGATCACCACCGCTAATCTGCAACTTCACACGTCCTGCTAACTCTGCACTATGTTCTCTCATGCGATTTTCCTCGTCATAATAATCCTATCTACACCACCTGTTGCGTTCATCTCTTGCGGCTCAACTGTGTACGCCACGGCAGGTATCAACACTATCCTATCTACACCACCTGTTGCGTTCATCTCTTGTGGCTCAACTGTGTATTGCTGTGCTCCTGTCATTACAATCCTATCTACACCACCCGTTGCGTTCATTTTTTCTGGGTCTGTAGTAATGAACGGTGGGCCTTTAACACCTACTGTTTTTACACCGCTACTCTCAGTTACTGCCGTTGATGGTGATTGCTTGGCGCCAACTGCTACCACACCACTGCTAGGAGTATCTTCAAGCGCATAAGGTCGTGATGTTAAATAATAACCCTCACTCCTAACGACTTCAAACTGCCACTGCGGAATAGCTCCGCCAAAGTCCGTCAAATCCTCATTGTTAGCAACTAGGTATGCAGTGCCTCTATACGCAGGTATATCCATCTCTTGCTGGCTTTGCAAAACGCTATCAGGCATCTGTCCCCAACTGCCTGTATACAGTCGATAAGTCTCAAAGAATAAATGGTTATTCTTAGCTCCCCAATCGCTGCCTTTACGTCCATCGTAAACTAATGCACCGTTGCGCCATATACGTCTATAGCCAGTAATTGGCCCCTCGCAGACTCGGATAGCGTAGTAACGGTAAACATGCTCAACGTCTTGATACTGCTTCTTTTTCTTACTTCCACCTTTACCGCCAGCCTCGCCAACATATGTCTTAACCATCTTTCGGATAGGTAGCGACATATACATGATGTTGCCACCGATAGGTCTGCATATACCGTAAGCAATTGGCCTAGGCTCACCCTCTTTTGCTGTCTGTTGTGAGAGTTCTCCAAGTTTTTGTGCTGGAAGTTTAGGTGGTTTTATACTAAACAACCTGCCAATTATACTCGCACCGAAAAGTGTCCCTACAGTTGAACCTATCATCATACCCATTAAGTGCTACCCCATTGTGGTCTGTATACACAAGTCATACGTCTGATCCACTCGTCATCAATACAGTGCTCAACCACACCTGTTTGACTGTAACTGTGAATAACACTATCAACCTCAGTTATAATGCCAACATGCCCAGCGGCAGGAGCATTGTCATCTTTCATTAAAACAATATCACCAGCACACCTCTCGCTAACTAAAAGTGGATCACCAAAGTGTAGCTGCATGTCATGCTCCAGCCCATCTTTCCAAGGCTCTCTGCCGTAGTTGGTTCGGTCTTGTATAAACACTCCACCAGCACGCATGGACACAATAACAATACCGATGCAATCAATAGCCCAAGGTTTACGGCCTAAATGCCTCCATTTAGCACCCAGTAAACTCCTAGCCTTGGACAACATTGCTTCCTTACTTAGTGGGATGCACTCCTCTTCAAAAACCTCTCTGTCAGTCTTCAATTTCTGCTCCTCCCGTTACACCACCAGATAACTGAGCATTAGGAGTTAGACCTTCAAGTCCGTCTGCAACAGGAATGTAAGGCTCACCTTTATAGTTTATGAAGTTGTTATACTTCCTACAGTCATCTGGAAGCTTGTTGCAATCAGGGCGTATCTGGAATGTATCCCCCACTTCAATATCAAACCTAGTTGGCTCAATGAGAACTATGGTGCCACTAACTAAACTGTAAGCCTCCACTTGATGCAATCTTGAGGATTTATTCCTACCACTTGTAAACCTAACCCTATAAGTGTTAGATTCAGTTGCTAATGGTATTGACGAGTCAGCGAACACCCTTCGTTGCTCATCACCAACACCAGAAACAACACCACTCTTCCACATCACTTCAGCGTTAATACCACAACCCTTCTGTTGGTTGGCATAAGTACCGAACACAGCACGACAACGGATGCTATCAACACCACCGATATTTTGCCTAAGCCTTACAGCATGACTTAGTAATTCAATATCAGCAACCTGCTTATTCTTTACCTTAACCTCACCAATATCTCCAGAGTCAAGTTTGTGGTACTGGCTTGTGTCGTCATAGTTAACTAAAAACAGCTCATACAACCCATTATCAAGAACACCAGAGCTAACCTCCTCAAAAGTCAGACCATCTTGCTCCATAGCCATAATTAGGATAGTGGCTTCACTGTTATCAACACTAAGGTCTGTATCAGTACTCATCTCACTCATGTCAAAACCAGTAATACTTCTCCACCACATATTGTCAAAGAATAAATCTCTATCTAAACTGGTAATGCCGAATATTCTTCCGTCATCAAGTTTAAACCTAACAGCTTCGGTGACTGAAGTAACACTACCTTGGAGGTGTGCAAAAAGTTCAGGATTTATCCGTCTAGTCATTGTACACCTCCTGAAGTTCTACATCAGTACCCATAATAAACCTCTCACCTGTCCTAGCGTCTACACTCCAATGGATATCATCGGATGCAAACCTAACAGGAATATCATACTCACCATCCCAAGATATTGTTGAGCCAATAGGTGCGGTAACACTAACCAACCCTTTAGTGTAGTCAATAGAAGCAGCCGAGGGGACTCCATTAACTTTAATAGTGACAGTGTTAACAACAGGCTTTCTAATAGTTTTAGTTGTGGAATATCCACCCAATGTGGAAGTTAACTTTAGTTGCAGTGTTTGAGGTGACTCGGTAGTAACACCTATCACCTCATCTTTAACTTTATAATCAACCCAATTCTTTAACCTAAAACCAATACCCCTACCACGACAAGTGCGAAACACTTCCATAACTTTAGCCCTATCTTTCTCAAGGAGTGCATCAAAGACTAAAGTGTATTCTCCCTCTGATTCAGACCACTCCATATTCCTACTTTCAGATTTGTTACGCATAGTTTGGATTGAGGTTCTAAACCTCTCACCATACACTGTACCGTAACTCACCGAGTCTAAGAGCCTCTCCTCAATAAACATTACCCTAACCTCGCTTCTGCTATAGATTGTTTCTGTGCTGAACGTCTAGCTATTTGATTAGCTGTTTGCCTATCCACAGTCCCTTGTACGTTAATAGTTTGGTTAACTATTCCACCACTTCTACCTCCACCACTACTGCTTCCAGAGGATGTGAAGTCAGGGGATATGCCACCACCACTACGCAAACTTTCTAAGTTGTTAATACCAATCCTAGATGTTGCAGCAGCATCGAATACATACTCCTTACCGTGAACAACACCAGCCACATCATCAACACCCATGTTCCCTGTATAACCACCTTTTCGGAAGCCACCAAAGGCTGCCATCATGGCAACCACTGCTGCCAGCCCAATAGCTGCTGCTGCACCAAAACTACCAATAGAGGCTGCTAGAGCCGCTGGAGACCATGCCGCTGCTGTAGAAGCACCTGCTGCTGATTGAACACCTGCTGTTTTTATTGTGGCTGCGTCAGCTACTGCTGCTGTACCTGTAATCACTGCTTGCTTTGCTGCACCTACAGTAGCTACACCAGCAGCCTCTTTAGCTGCGTTAATGGCGAATTGAATACCAACATCAATCAAACCTTTAAGCAGTTGTTCGGTAATTGTCATGGCTAAGTTTGTCAAGCTAATCCGCAAATCCTCTCCATACAAAATAGCTTGTGTGAGTGATTCTGAAACACCATCTGCAAGAGTTGATAGAGTGTTCTGAGTTAGCTCAGACATAGAAGAATACATATCAGCTTGGGACTCTATGAAGTTAGCAAAACCAGCTTGCATACCACCATGCCAATCTTGTTGTGCTTTATCTTCGGTTTCGTAGTAGTCAACTAAGTTAGCTTTACGCTTCTTGTAAAACTCTTCGTTTGCCTCAATCTGCTTAGTGTATACATTAACATTACCAGTATCCCTAAGACCAGCCGCTGCTTCTCTATCTAAATCGTTCTTCTCTTTAAGGAGGTCATTCCTTTCCTTAATCCGAGAAACTTCTTTATCAGAAACACCCCTTGTTTCGCCAATAACAGATTTCTTACTTGCATCTTCTTGGAGCTTGGAGGCTAAGTTTGCTCTGTAAGCATCAATCTTAACTCCATCAGCCTTAGCTCTGTTCTGTGCTTCTAGGTCAACAAGGATAGTACGTTGTGCTCTAATCTCTGATTCATTATTTAATAAAGATTGCTGCCCTAGTGTGAGCTTGGTTTTCGTTGCTTTTTCCTTTAACTCTGAGAACATTGCATCCATCTTGGCAAACTCTTGTGCTTGCTTACCAAGCTTAGAGTCTGTCTCAAGTTGTTCTTTAAGAACAGCTTCTTGCTCTTTAAGTGATAGCAACAGCTTGGTAGCTGCATCATCCCTAACTACAGAAGTTTTCTTGGCTTTAGCTGCTGATTTCTCTATTAGGATATTCTCTTTCTGTAACGCTATCAGCCTATCTTTGTTTGCGAGTTTTCCTTTCTCAGCATCAGTTAGCCACTCACCTTTAGAACTCTTATCTTCAAGTTCAGAAAGTTCCTTCATTAACAACACAAGCTTCTTAGTTTCAGACCCAACCTTACCAACCAATCCTGCTGACTCTTTAAGTGCTAGGTTGTTGTTCTCAGCTTGTTCTAATAACTCGCTACCTGTAGTTACCT